AAAATAAGTTCGTCATTTATCTTTTTTCTCTGTTCCAGTGCGGTTGTTAATTGAATAGTCGCATCGGGCTTTTGAATATCAATAACTCCCTTGTTAATAAACTGTTCATAACTTTGATTTGCCAGGTCTGCATCAGCTTTAAAACTCTTTAATTGTTCCCTTAGCTCAATAAATTGATTAGATATTTTTACCCCTCCGCCAAATATTTTTGGCGCATCAAATTCATCAAGCAGTCCCATTTCTTTTAATAATGACTGCCTGTATTCGTTTAGTTTTTTTTCTGCCTCTGGCAATCCTTGTTTATAGTTCTCAACTAACTGTTTCAATTCATACTTAATAGCGGCAGCTCTCTCTTTTCCGACTTTTGGTTGAATTTTATCTAATATATCAGTCTGTTTATTAACTATTTCCTTATTATATTCATCGCTTATCGCTTGCAATGTTTCTGTTCTGGTTCTTAGTGCCACATTATTTACAATAGCTCTTGAAACATCATTATAAGCATCTTTGATTTGTGTAAGGTTTGAAAGTTCCTGATCTTGTTTTGAAATATAAGTCCCATACTGACCGATAATAGCATCTCTGGCTGCCTTCCATTTGTCAGTACCCTCTTTTGCAGCCTTTAAAGCTCCAAATAAATCATTAGCCTTATCTTTCTCGTTCTCAATTTCAAGCTCCGTTTTGCTTATTGCTTTTTGAAGATCGGTCTGGTATGTTACAAGTTTATAAACGGCAAATCCCAAAGCTGCAATAGCAGCGGCAGCTAAAACATATGGATTTGTAAGCATTGACTTGTTTAGCCTATTCATTGTAGCGGCCCGGCGCTCCTCGATAACTATTGCCCTTGCCTCAGCTAAAACCTGCTTGTCAGTGCTTGTCCCGACGAGTATAGCAGTTGCGGCCTGTATCTTCTGTTCATGAGCAACTATCATTGTGGCTACTTTTGCAACTCCCAAAACTAAAACCAGCCCCTTTATAACATCAATAACTTTTTCATAATTTGCCACAAGATTTGTCAAAGTACTTACCCCTCCGTAAATCATCCCTTCGTTTGACTTTCCGATCTCATTTAACATTACCTGCCATTTATCAGTAAGGTTTGAGATTTGCCCGGTAACTGATAGGTTTTGTTTCTCCATCAGGTTGAAAAACTTACCACCTTCGCCTGCCATTGACTTAAATGCCTGTTCTACGGCAGGAAATCCGATTTGCCCCGCCGTAACCATATTTTGTATTTCGTCTTTCGACCTCTTAAAGTTCTTTGCCAGTTCATCAATCAAAGGAACTCCTGCCATTGCAAAATCCCGAAGTTCCCGCCCTTGAAGTTTCCCAAGCGTGGCGACCTGACCATAGTTAATAGCAATTCTAGAAATAGGAACACTTACCCCAGCGGCAACATCACCCAAAGCCTTCATGGTTCCCATGACATTATCAAGGCTTATTCCCATAGCCATTAACTGCTTAATGTTCTGAGTAGTATCAAGTAATGTAAATGGTGTTTTTTGTGAAAATGCAATGGCCTCCTGCATTAATTTGTCGGCCTTTTCTTTTGATCCCAACATGGTCTCAAAAGCTATTCCAAGTTGTTGAAATTGTCCCCTGACTGTAATAACCTCTTTGCCTAAATTAGCAAGTGCATTAATAGAAAAATAAGCTCCAATAGCGCCCCCGATCTTTGCCATAATGCTATCAATGCTGGAACCTTGTTTTTCAATTCCTTGCACCCAATTCTCAATTGTTTGATTTGCTCGTTTTACACTAGCTTCAAGTTGAGATGTATTAAGCGTTGCGTCAAAAACTATCGAACTCATCTCTTTATATATTTTTCAAGTGCATTGGCTGTTTTCTTAGGATCAGTAATAACATCCTTATCTCCCTTTTTGTACTGGTAATAAGGAAAATCATTCGTGGCCATTATCAGAGAAATCCAGGGGGTGTTCATCATCTCCTTTTGTGTCAATCCTAACTTAACCTGCATCATTGCTAAACGACCCCAGATAGATTCTCCTCCCCTTGTCTCTCCTGTTTCTTCAGTAGGTTCATCTTCCCGGCTGTGACAATAATGTAAAAAAAAACCTCACTATCACACTGTTTCCTGACAATTGAAAACAAAGTCCGAATGTCTTTCAGGTCAAGTCCTAAAACAGCTTTAGCAACAATACGATTAAATCTCGTACCTGTTGCTATTGCTATAATTCTGGAAATATAAACTAAGTCAGGACACCCCTTCATAAAAGCGGTAAACATCTCGGCTTCTGCTTTAACCTCGCTGATCTTTGATATTTCCCTGCTTATACGGATCATCATTTCCGCTGTCAATGGCTTAATACCTAAGCGAAACTTAAAGATTCCCCATTTAAGCGTAAACTTATCAGACGGCCCGGATTCGCCAAGTATCACATTACCGACCTGTTCTTCCATGTTGATAGGCATATAGCCCCCGGATTAAGCAGGTTTCACATCCCATGTACCAGCACTATCGGTAGTCATCAAAGGAATTGCTTTGACCTCCACGGCAAGCATCTTATCCCTTGCAAGTCCGCCAGTGATGCGGGTAATTAGAGAAGCGTTAAACATCTCAAATTTATGACCTGAGACAGTTGTGATTTCAAGAGCTTTTTTAACTTGAGTATACCCGGTTGCAGGTGTATAACCTGAAGCATTACCAACCCCGCCTTTAAGAACGGCCAAAGCTGTAAAGTCCAGATCATAGAACTGCATGGTTGAAGAAAGTTCTCCCTCCTCGGTCTTAACCTCATTGACAGGTGAAAACTGTTGATCAACGTAGAACTTAGTCGTCGCCCCTTCAGTCTCTTCGAGTGTGACAGATCCCTTAACGGTGTTTGGTAAGGCAGTCATTGAACCACTGGCCGGCATAGTATTAGTCCCGGTAGGTGTTCCGTATTTTACTGTATTGACAGTATAGATATAAGTTGCCATTTTTTAATTATTAATATTTTTAAAACTAAAACGTAAATTGCTATAATGTTCTCCGAATTGTTCTTCTCTGAATGTTTCCTGGCTTTCAAAATCAACCAGATAGGCAGTCGTTGACACTTGTGTTAATATCGCTAATACTGCATTTGATCCGGCTTCAAGCTTGGTAATATCCGGCTTTCCTGGTGCAATATCTTTGACATGATAATTGACATTTATATAAACTTTTTGTAAGACACCTGCATTTATCGGAAGTGAATTGATTACAATATATTCCGGCACATTTGTATCATCTGGCTTACTATTCCGGTACTTTGGTTTAGTGATTGACCCCAAAAGACTGTAAATAACTCCTATGCAGTAATCCGATGTTCTCATGGTAAAAATGATTCTTCCATTCTTGCGCCTGTACCTTTTTCAATCAACTCCAGTCTTTCCAGATATGTTGATAAATCAACTATGCAGATATCCGCCTGGTAAGAAATAACGTTGTACCCTTTTGATTCAACATGAGAAGCGTAATTCATTCCTGCAAGTCCTATCAGTTGAATACCATCAGGTTTTATAAACTCCTCAATAATCCCCCTGTTTGCAATGTTATTGTTATTATCATGAATCAATTTCCCATTCTGAAAAACAAAATACCCGATTGAATTTCTCAGGTTAGTCGTTTGATCCATGTACTGTCCCATCGCATGACTCTGCATCTGTCCTCTGGCGTTAGTAATGAAATCCTCCCCGGCACGGATAAATGAATTAATCATCTTTTTATAGAGCCTATTTGCTTGCTCCTGAACTTCATAGCTCATTCTGGCGGCGTTATAATTGCTCTTTAAAGCCATAGTCTTGAGTTTAATTGCCCGTTAGAAGCCTGTTTTACAGTACCAGAAATCGTACCGCTTGCAAATGTTGTCAACACATACTCCGAATCAATCGGAACTATTGTTGTCATTCTTGGCAGATAACAGTTGAAAATATAATCAATCAATACACCATCTTTTCCTGCTATCTTCCTCGCTGCAATATTCACTTCTGCCCGGCACTTCAAAGTATAGTTTGTTGAAGTCCCAGCCGTCCACGACCCATCATTGTTTTGAGTTGCTGCCGCGGTAACCGTTACTACAATGCTATCAGGATATTGATCCACGTTACCATCTGTTTACAAATGTCGCTGTTGGTTTCAAAGAACTTAATGGAGTTTCTA